CGATAAGAAATTTGCTAAGTGGAAATCAGAGCAGGAAGCTAAGGAGAACGAAGCAAAAAAACTACGTGAGATGAACGAAAATCAGAAAGCTGAGTATGAGCGTAAGAAACAAGCTGATTACATTGCTGAACTTGAAGCTAAAATCAATCGTAGTGGACTAGAGCGAGAAGCCTCAAAAATGCTATCAGAAGGCGGTATTGTAACAGACGATAAAATCCTAGGCCTTGTTGTCAAAGATACTGCTGAGAAAACGCAAGAGGCAGTAGAGAGCTTTGTTGCTTTAGTGAATGAACTAGCTGACAAGAAAGTCGGCGAGAAACTAAAAGGTAAGACACCAAAGAAGATGGAAGACACTTCGGCTGGTGAGATTACCAAAGAACAATTCAACAAGATGGGGTATCAAAGCAGGAATGAATTACTGCAAAATAACCCCGAACTATATCATAAATTGAAAGGATAATAGATAAATGACACAAACTAAAATTGAACAATTAGTAAACCCTGAAGTTATGGCTGACATGATTTCAGCTAAATTACCAAAAATGATTAAATTTACACCACTTGCATACGTTGAACGTAAGCTTGTTGGACAACCAGGAAACACTGTTACAGTTCCAAAGTGGGTATACTCTGGAGACGCTAAAGATATTGCGGAAGGCGAAGCGATCACCCCTGACCAATTAACTACTGCTAAAACTACTATGACAATCAAAAAAGCTGGGAAAGGTATTGAATTAACAGACGAAGCTGTTCTTTCAGGTATTGGTGACCCTATCGGTCAAGCGACTCATCAAATCGCTTTAGCTATTGCCAACAAAGTAGATAATGACTTAGTTGAAGAAGCTAAGAAAGCTACTCAATTTGTTGCCGAAGCGCCTACAACTGGTGATGCACTTGATAAAGCGTTAGCGATGTTCGCGGACGAAGAAGACGCTCGCTATGTTGCTCTTATCAATCCAGAAGATGCTATTGCTTTGCGCAAAGATACTGCTAAAGAGTGGGTTCGTGGTTCAGAAATCGGTGCAAACATCGTTGTTTCTGGAACATTCGGTGAAGCACACGGCGTTCAAATTGTACGATCTAAGAAAGTAGAAAAAGGAAAAGGATTCCTTGTTAAAGTTTCAGCTGTTGACACAGATACAGACGATGTAGCAAAATATGGCGCATTCGTTATCAACCTTAAACGTGATGTAGAAATCGAAAAAGACCGCGATATTTTAAAGAAAACTACAGTTATCACTGGTGACGAACACTACGGTGTTTACTTATACGATCCTACAAAAGTTGTAAAATTCGGAGGCGCTTAATATGGGTATGATGTTACGACGACATCATCCTAAAAAGCCTGCTGAAACTGAAACTATTAACTATAGCGAATTAACAGTTAAAGAGTTACAAGATATTGCAAGAGAACGTGATATCAAAGGTTATTCAACGCTAAACAAAGAGGAACTTGTCGCAGTATTGGAGGGATAGCATGGAAAATATCACTCAAGCAAAAATATTGCTAGGGATTGAGGATGAACTTCAAGATAAGTTACTAACAACCATAGCAACGTTGACTACCGCTAACTTTTTAGCTTACGCGGGCGTGGATGATGTCCCTGAGGGCCTTGAGTATATTATTACTGAGGTCATTATTAAACGGTTTAACAGAATTGGTGCTGAGGGAATGAGTAGTCAATCCCTCGAAGGCACTTCAATGACATTCAATGCTGATGATTTCAGAGAATACGATAGTGTGATTAAGCGAGTTTTTTCAAAAACATTTAATGCGGGGTTTAAGATGCTATGAGATATAACGATAGAGTGGAGATTATCACTAAGAAACAAGAAGAGTATGATCCAGAAACAGGTGAATATACTTCAAACGAAGAAGAAAGACTTGTCGTTCCAGTTCATGTAATGGACTTGGGGATTGATAAGCAAGTCGCAGTCTTTGGAGAGTATAAACGAGGTTCAAAAGTGGTTTATTTCCAAAACACGCCTAAAATCTCATTCACTTATCTAAACTATCGAAATGAACGCTATAAATGTAGAGCAGATAAGCAGTCTGGAAGAGTATTCTATTTAGAGAAGGATAATTCTGTTGGGTAGCTTACAATTTGAATTAAAAGGCCTTGAAAAGCTTCAAACTAAACTTCAAAGAGTCGCTAAAATGGAAGAAGTTGAGCGCATCGTTGAGAAACACGGTACTGAAATGCAGAAAAAAGCAGTAAACAACGCTTCCAAGTTCAGAGGGCACTATGAGGGTCGAGGCAAAAATAAACATTTTGTCAAGCCTACAGGGGCGACTAAGCGTTCTATTTCTGTCAACAGTAGCAAGATAGATAGATTTAGATATAGAGTGGCTCCAGGGACTGCTTACGCCGCTTACGTTGAGTTAGGGACTCGCAAAATGAGCGCACAACCGTTTATCAAACCAGCTTTTGATGACCAGAAAAAACTATTTAAAGACGATTTGGAAAGGTTGGTTAAATGAAATCAAGAGAGCAAGCAATTTTTGACAGCGTATTTAAACGTTGCCAGAATTTAGGGTATAAGACATACGACTATAAACCAGACGACAATGTGCCTTATCCGTTCGTGGAGTTAGAGGATACTACTTCTATACTCGTTCCAAATAAAACGGACGTGAAAGGAACTGTCGAGCTGGTCTTATCGGTGTGGAGTACCCGTAAAAAACGTAAACAAATATCGGATATGTGTTCGAGTATCCTAAGTGAAGCGATGAAGATTAGTGAGGCAGACGGCTATCATATAGCCTTAAATATCTCGCAATCTACAATATCGCTTTTTGACGACAACACGACAGTCGAACCGCTAAAACGCGGTCGTGTTCGTTTAGTATTTACAATTTTATAAAGGAAAGAGGTTAAATAAATGCCAGTTGCAAAAAAAGGTATTGATAGTATTTTATTATTTCGCTTATTAAGTGAAGCGAGCAAATCAGACGGTGCTAAATTAGCATTCCAAACTGAACACTCAACAGAGAAGAGCCGTGACACTAACTCAGTCAAAACTAAAGACGGGGTTTTACAATCTGTAGGTGGTATTGAGGTTTCAATTACCGCAACTACAATCATGGCGGAAGACGATGAACTTGTTGCTAAGCTAGAAACAGCTATGGATAAAGGCGAACTTGTTGAAGTTTGGGAAATCGAGAAAAACGCTAAAAAACAAGGTAACAAATTCGAGGCTGTGTATTATCAAGGTTACTTGACTTCATTCAAGAAAACTAAAAACGCAGAAGACTTAATCGAGTTAGAACTTGAGTTCGCAGTAAATGGTACTGGTGTTAAAGGTTATGCAACACTTAACACTAGCCAAGCGGAAGTGGTTCAATATGAATTCGCGGATACAACTAAAGGAACAGCAAGTCCAGCAAGCCCAGTAGCAGGCGTGCCTGGTATCGGTGGTTAGAAATTAAGAGAGGTTAACGCCTCTCTTTTTTATTGTATTTTTTAGGAAAAAGGAGAAATAACAATGCAATTAAAAATCAATGATAAAACTTACAACATTAAATTCGGAGTAAAATTCGTTCGTGCGCTTGATAAAGCTTATCCAATCGAACAACAAGGTTTGAAATTCGGAATGGCGCTATCTGCTAAAATCCCTGAATTATACGCTAAGAATATCGCATCATTAGCTGATGTTATCTATTATGGAACAGTTACAGAAAGCCCACGCCCTTCATTATTGGAAGTTGAAACATACGTTGAAGAGTGCGAAGATCTAGAACAATTATTTGATGATGTGCTTCAAGAATTGAGTGAGTCAAACGCGGGTAAGTCTTTGCTGTCGGAGATGAACCAAGGTCTCAAGAAGAAATAATTGAGAAATCATCTCTAGAAACGTTTGAGGAAATCATTATTAATTGTGTCCGATTTTTAAACATTACAGACATGAACGAGATCGGTCGTATGACAATGTACGAGTATGACTTCTTGATGACTGGAGTGTTGTTAAGAAAGCAAGATGAAGATGAACTCTTACATCGTTCTGCTTGGTTAACTAGACAGGTAGAAGCTACAAAATCGGACGGTAAAACTCCTTTGTATCGAAAATACAGTGATTTTTATAAGAAAAAAGATACTAAGAAAAAGTATCAGCTTTCAGACAAAGAGAAAGAACTCTTACTGAGAGCAAATACGTAATGAAAGGAGGTATATAATGGCAGAAACTTATTCAGTCGAAGCGGTGCTTACCGCAGTCGATAAAGGAATGAGTTCTACTTTGAACGGGTTACAGAAAGCAATCAACGGACTTCAAAAGTCATCGTCTGCATTCGATAAGATTTCAGAGAAGAGCGGTTCGATGTTTAAATCGATGCTTGGTGCTGAACTTGTTGGCTCAGCAATTAAATCCGCTTTTGGAAGTATCAAAAGTACTATGGGCGAAATGGTCGGAGAGTTGAACAGCTCAAAAAAGGCTTGGGATACATTTGATGGGAACCTCAGTAAGTTAGGCTGGGGGAAAGACCAGATTAACCAAGCTAAAGAGGCCATGCAAGATTATGCGACTAAAACTATTTATTCAGCATCAGACATGGCTAGTACATTCTCTCAAATGGCGGCGATTGGTCGAAACGATAGTGGCGAGCTTGTAAAAGCTATGGGTGGTCTTGCAGCATCCGCAGAAAATCCTAAGCAAGCAATGACGTCTCTTTCTCAACAAATGGTTCAAGCTCTAGCTAAACCGAAACTTACTTGGCAGGACTTCCGTATCATGATGGAACAAGCTCCAGCAGGTATGAGCGCAGTTGCTAAAGAAATGGGAATGTCGCTAAATGATTTGATTCTCAAAATTCAAGCTGGAGAAGTTAAAACTGATGATTTCGCTGAGGCGTTTAAACGTGCTGGTATGACAATGCAGGACATGGCTACGAGTTATAAGACGATAGACCAAGCTATGGACGGATTGAAAGAAACACTTTCAAACAAATTAAAGCCAGCTTTCGATACATTGTCTAAAGCAGGTATCAAGGCTTTAGAAGCGATTATGAATCAGATTGATAAGGTTGATTTCAATAAACTAGCCTCAGGGATTGAGAGTTTTGTAAGCAAGATTGATTTCGATGCAGTCATTGAAAAAATAACCTCGTTCGTTGGTTCAGCAGTTGCTAAAATCAAGGAATTTTGGCAAGGGTTCACAAATACGAGCGCAATTTCTGACTTTAAACAGGCATTGAGCGAAGTTTGGGAGGCAGTTAAGAAAGTATTTTCTTCACTTGCTGGAGGAGATACGGCTTCATTTGGCGAAAAGGTTGGGAAAGCCTTGAGTGCAGTTTCAAAGGCATTACAGGCTTTTGCTAAAATAGTTCAAAGTCTAAGTCCAGAACAGATAAGAGCGATTGCCACAGCTTTTATTGGCTTTAAAGTGGCACAAAGGTCAACAAAATTATTGGCAAATGCTTTAATCGGTTTGAGCAAAGGAGTAGGAGCAATTAAGGCTGTTTTTGGCGGTTTAGCAAGCTTTGCAAGAGTTGCAAAGATTTTAAGTGGTATCGCTAAAGGTTCTCAAGCTGCTAGCTCGGCATTAACATTCTTGTCTGGAAGTTCAAAACTTGCTAAGGGTGCAATGATTGGATTGAATATCTTTAGTAAGGTAGGCGGTTGGATTGGTTCTGCGGTTTCTGCAATCGTTGCTTTCCTCGGACCAGTTGGATTGGTTATTTCTGCAGTTGTAGCAATCGGTGTAGCTTTCGTTGCCCTATGGAATAAATGCGAAGGTTTCAGAAACTTCTTTATCGGCTTATGGGACGGTATCGTCAACGTTGCCTCAAATGCTTGGAAAGGTATTCAAGGCGCTTGGGACGGTATGGTGGAGTGGTTCTCTAATCTATGGAACGGAGTGAAAGAAACTGCCTCAAATGCTTGGAATGGTTTCCTAGAGAAAGCTAAGCCAGTAATTGACGCTATTAAAAAAGCGTGGGATAGCATTACGGAGTTCTTCAAAGGACTTTGGGACGGCATTAAACAATTCGCCTCAAATGTATGGAACAGCTTTGTAGAAGGCGCACAGCCTATTGTGGAAGCATTGATGAATGTTTGGAACGCTTTGACAGAATTCTTCTCAACGTTATGGGATGGTATTGTTTCGATCGCGAAAACGGTTTGGAATGGTATTGTTGAAGTTGTTAAGGCTGTTGTTGAAACAGTTAAAGGCGTATGGAACGGTATAGTAGAGTTCTTTAGCAACCTATGGAACGGTGTTGTAGAAGTTTCAACGAATGCATGGAATGGCTTTGTTGAATTTATAACGCCAGTCATAGAAACAATCAAAGGTTTGTGGAATGGATTCGCAGAATTCATGTCTGGTATTTGGAACGGTATTGTAGAGGTCGCTACAAACGTTTGGAATACACTTACGTCTGTTGTTGAAGCGGTTTGGAATGCTATTCAGCAGGTTATAACGAACGCTATCCAAGTTATCCAAAACGTGATTACAACATACATGCAAATTGTTCAAAATGTATGGAATGCAATTTGGAATGTATTTACTACCATCGTTCAGACTGTATGGACTGTTATTTCAACGGTTATTTCAACTGTATTGAACGTGATAGCAGGCATCATCAAAGCGGTTACGGCTGTTATTAAAGGCGATTGGAGCGGTGCTTGGGAAGCTATTAAAGGAATAGCGGAAACTGTTTGGAATGGTATTAAGACGGTTGTTGAAACTGTCATTAATGCAATTAAAGACATCATTAGTACCGTTTTGGGAGCTATTAAAGATACTGTAACCACAATCTGGGATGGTATTAAAGAATTTATTAGCGGTGCAATCAACGCGATTAAAGAGACTGTAGTAAATGTTGCTAACGGTATGAAAGAAGGTTTCTTGGGTGCGATGGACGCACTTAAGGGCGGAGTTTCTAGCGCGATTGATGCAATCGGTGGATTCTTTGACAAATTATGGCACATCGATTTAGCAGGCGCTGGGAAAGCTATCATGGATGGATTCCTAGGTGGATTAAAATCTGCGTGGGGCGCTGTCACAGATTTCGTTGGAAACATTGCAAACTGGATTGCGACACACAAAGGACCTATCTCTTATGACCGCAGATTGCTTATCCCTGCTGGACAAGTTATTATGGGCGGTTTCAATAGAGCTTTAATGAGCGGATTTGAAATTGTAAAAAGCAATGTGTCTGGAATGGCGGACGGTATCCGATCGATGTTCGATGATGCTGGTTCTAGAGTTTCAGCTATGTCAAATGCTTTACAGGGCGATTTCTCAAATAACGTATCTGGTACATTATCAGCTACTTATGAAGTTAACCAAACGAAAGAGCCAGCTATTATTAACCTCGCTTTAGGCTCAAATGATTTTAAAGCCTTTGTTGCGGACATTTCAAACATTCAAAGTAAAGAAGAAAGGATAAGATTGAAGGCTTCAAGCCTTTAATGGTGGTTTAAATGTATACTTTTAATGACAC